ACACGTTTCTTGCTTTCGTCACTATGAGTAAACACACTTCCACCATTCTTTAGATTATATCCAGAGGGATACAAACTATTTAATTCTTTGATGTAGTATATTTCTCTTTCATCGGCATCTGTAATTTCACAACATTCGATTAATTCGACCACAAAATCTTCAACGCCATATTTTCGTATAGCATTATTTAAATAATGTGATTGATTTTTTTTTGTTGAGAAAGCCTCTGAAATATGACAACGAAACCTACCTTCGTGTCCATATGGTCTATATTTTTTATGATTCAATATATGAGAAACTGCTTGTCCTACATATATTTTACCATTTGATAAATTAACTATTTTATATATTTCACAATATCTTTCGGTTGGATTATCTAATGTTATATTTGATAGTTTTTGTCGGTTTGACGGTTCCATTACTATATTAACATTATTCTATTTAAGTGCTTTTGAATTTCAATTATTTATTGAAACAACTAACTAGGGAGTAACACGCTTTTAACGCTCCCTGTTGGGGACAAAATGTAATTACATATGTCTATCCCCATCAAAATCCGCATTGTATGGTTTTGTATCTGCTACATTCATTCTAAATGTATCGCCTTGCTTCATAATTTTAGCAATATGACACATCATACTCATTCTGTGAAGAGTAGGTTGTCTGTTAAACAGGATTGCATCGCCATCCATCATATGACGATGAACGATGTCACCATCTTCAAGAACAATACTCTTTCTATCTAAATAACGCAGAGTAATACTTTGTCCATTTTGTCTTTCTAATATTTTAGCGCCAGGCCATACATCAGGTCCATTTTGCACTAATTTAGTTAAGAAAGCTTTATTAATTCTGTTTACAACGATAGGTTTCGTAATATTTTTAGCAATTTTCATAGGAATACCCAATTCTCTAATAGAAATATTAGGGTCAGCCGTAATAACTGAACGAGCACTAAAATCAACACGTTTAGCCATTAAGTTACCTCTCATACGTCCACCTTTTCCATTTAATCTGTCCTTAATAGATTTATATGGTCTTCCAGACCTTTGAGCTGCAGGATTAGCACCTGGTAATTTATTATCAACCATTGAAGCAACGTGGTATTGTAAGACTACAGACCAATCATTGATAATATTTTCAGGAGCATTGTTTTGTATTTTTTCTAGCAACGTTTTATTCGACTTCACAATACTTACCAAAATATGTGTCAAATCATCTTCAGACCGTTGCTGTGCATCGTGTTTTACAGATGGTCTGACGGCTGGAGGAGGAACAGCCAATACTTGACAAACCATCCAATCGGGGCGCGACCAAATAGGACTAAATCCCATAAATGTAACATCCTCATCTGAAATTCTCTTAAATATTTTTAAGACTAGTTCTGGTGTCAATGGAATTACTATAGTAGTAAGTTCTTCCCCTTCGGTTGTAGATGAATTTTGCCACTCAGCTGATAATGATGACATCCCCTCCTTTTTTATTTTTGGAATTAAACAACCACAACCATCTTCAGTATCTTGACCACATCTTCTGATACCTTTGCATAATTCACAAACATATTTCCATCTATGTTGATTTTGCATTTTTAAAGCCTGTTTATATTTTTCTTTAGAAATCAATAATTTACTACATTTAAAACAAACACAACGCAATACTTTTTGAATTGTACTTAAGTACTGAATATAAAATACTGGACGTGCTAATTCTATATGTCCAAAATATCCAGGAGTTTGCATATAATCTAATCCATCTGTAGGACAAATTAATCCTGGTTCTAAAACACCCATTCTAGGGTCAAATAGCCCATTAATAACCGGTTTATTTCCAATATAGGCTTCCTTACTAGTAATTTCTGCAACAGAGCCCTTACGGATTTCTTCAGGTGATAATATGCTAAACTGAATACCGATAATTTTTGAGCAATTAATATTCTTCATATTTCCAGAATTTTTAGACATGCTTCTTATATATAACAAATAATATTTAGATTGTTTTATTTCAATTTTATTTTAATTAATAATAGGAAAATACTTATTTAATCAAGCTTTCATTATTAATTCACATAAAATTGAAATTATTATTTTCAATAAATAATTTAATAAAAAATTGAATATACTTAAAAATATATCTCAATAAACAATAATAACGAATGCCTCGCGATAGCCAACCTAAAATGTCTAAAAAAGAAACTAAGAATTCTAAAAGAAGAGAAGAAGAAACTAGAAAGAAAAAACGCAATGCAGAATCATCTGATGACGATGCTTCTTTCTATACTGACGATGATAGTGAAAATGAAATGGATTCTCAAGAATATCGTAAATTTCTAAAAAAAATGTTTCCGTCAAAACATTTGGATAAAAAAATTAAAGCTGGTGACAGACTTAAAAAGGTTATATCTGATGAAATGGAGGAACAAGAGGAAGAGGAAGAGGAAGAAGAGGAAGTTAAAAGCCCAAAGAAGAAATTAAAGAAAAATAATAAACAAACAAAACCAAAGAAGACCAGTAATAATGACGACGATGATGAAGACGATGATGAAGATGAAGAAAATGAACTTCCAAAAAAGTATGGTAAAACCAATAAACCTAATAAACCTAATAAACCTAATAAACCTAATAAAAAGAAACAAATTGTGATTAGTGATGAAGAAAGTGAAGAGGAACTGGGTTCAGAGGATAGTTACAGTGATGAAGATGACGAAAATGAAGAAGAAATAAGTCCTAAATCCGGTAAGTTTAATATTATATTTACTATTGGAGGAAGAGGTGAAGAAAATGAAGAAGATTACGATGACGATGACGATGACGATGATTGGGAAACTGATTCTGGTTCAAATACAGAAAATGAAGATGACCCAGTTAGTTCAGATTCGGAAACTGAAAATGAAGAGGAAGACGATGAAGAAGAGGAAGAAGAGGAAGAAGAAGAACCCAAAAGAAGAACAAAAAAAATATCGAATAATTGTAAATCAAAAAATAAAAAGAATGACAATAAAGAGACTAATTGTAAAGAGACTAATTGTAAAGAGACTAATTGTAAAGAGATGGTTAAAGATAACCCAACAGAAAAAGATGAGATATTAATAAATAGATTAAAGGATTTTCTTGGTGTAAAAACAGAAACAAATAATGATGTTGTCACTATGTTAAAAGATTTGAAATCAAGAAATAACAATAATGACTTGGTAACTGAATGTCTTCGTGTTTGTGAAGCCAAAATGGAAGTTAACAAGAAAAAACAAGAAAAGAAAGAAAAGAAGGTAAAAGAGAGAAATGGTCGCATATTTAAGAAAATATTGCGTGATAAAAATACAATGAATGATTTCGAATTTTATGATAAGTTAGCGTCAGGTGAACAAAAGAAGATTATTAAGGAATTACGAGAAATTAATAAAATAACTAGAGTTGAAAAACCTTATCGTTTGACATTATTAGAATCCGATATTCCGGTAATATTCAAAGCAGCCGCTATGAAGAAAATTGGGTCTCTTCGATATATGGAACCAGGTTCAGGTGAATTTTATAAAATCAAAAATTGGGTTGACACTTTTATGAGAATTCCGTTCAGTGAATATAAAACCTTGCCTATTTCTATTAGTGATGGAGTAGATAAATGTCATAATTTTATGGCAAGCGCTCAAAAAACTCTTGACGAAGCAGTATATGGTCTTAACGATGCAAAAATGCAAATAATGCAAATGTTAGGCCAGCTAATAACAAATCCTAAGGCAATTGGTTCTGCTATTGCTATACACGGACCTCCTGGAACAGGAAAAACGAGTTTGGTAAAGGAAGGTATTAGTAAAATTCTAAATCGGCCATTTGCTTTCATTGCTTTAGGTGGTGCTACAGATAGCAGTTTCCTAGAAGGACACGGTTATACTTATGAAGGTTCCACTTGGGGTAAAATTGTTCAAATATTAATTGACAGCAAATGTATGAACCCGGTGATTTACTTTGATGAATTGGATAAGATTAGTGATACTCCAAAGGGGGAGGAAATTGCAGGCATTCTTACTCATTTAACGGATACATCTCAAAATACTCAATTTCACGATAAGTACTTTGCCGAGATAGATTTTGATTTGAGTAAATGTTTATTTATCTTCAGTTATAATGATGAAAGTAAAGTGAACCCCATTCTTAAAGATAGAATGTACCGTATTCAAACAAAGGGTTATAATCAGAAGCAAAAGACGGCTATATCAAATAATTACTTGTTGCCTAGAATTAGAGAGCAAGTGAAGTTTGAGATAGAGGATATTATTGTGCCTGACCAAACATTACATTATCTAATTGAAAACCATTGTAATAAGGAAGATGGTGTTAGAAATTTGAAGCGATGTTTAGAAATAATTTATACAAAATTAAATTTATATCGTTTAATGCGTCCAGATTCAAATCTGTTTGAAGAAGATATGTCTATAAAAGTTACGTTCCCATTCACGGTTACCAAGGATATGGTTGATAAGCTTATCAAGAAAACAGATAATGGTCTAAATCCGTCGTTATATCATTTGTATATGTAATTCAATAATTATAAAATTGTATAAAATTGTATAAAAAATATAAACTAAAATTGTTGTTTTTTATTTTTTGTTATGTATGTATATCAATGCCAGCAGGAAGTCATGGAAAAACAAGCACAATATTTTATCGTAGAGGTGTTCCGAATAATTTCACAGATTTTGCTACAGTAGTAGCGGGCAATTATGCTGTATTTCAACCAACTAGACCAATCATTAATTCACCATTCTTTCAAAAAAGCATTTCAAATTTTATAAGCGTTTCCAGATAAAAATTGTTTAGGAATGGCGCTAGTTAAAATATACTTAAAAAATTTTATATATTGTAATTATAATAATGCCTAAAATTTATAAAAATAAATTGTCTACTAGTGCTATTTTTTATAGAACCGGTATCCCTAATTCGGATAAATCGTTTGCATATCTTGCCACCCAAAATTTTTCAGCTGTTAAACAAATTTACCGATACTATAAACAGAACCCAGAAAGGGGACAGTTTAAATTATTTTAATTTTTACAAATTTTTAAATAAATAATACTTATATTTTAGTGTAATTATTATTTTAACATCTACGACGATGTGTTTTCCTTTTTCTTCTTTGTGTTTTCCTTTTTCTTCTTTGTGTTTTATTTTTATGTTTATTGGTTCTTTTACTTTTTCTATTATTTTTTCTTTTAATTGAACCACCTCTGGTTCCAGTGTTTCGTCGTGTTGAACGGCTTGAACTAGAACTAGAGCTTGGTGGGATTACAGTATTAACTTCTTTTCGTTTTTTAGAGATTGATGGAAGTTCACCATTATTTATATAATCTTCAATTTGTTCTGGAGTTAATTCAGATTTTGTTATTGGATATAGAATTTCGTCATATATAGATTGAGCCATTGGACCATAAAACACACCATATTTTGCGTTCCATTCCTCAAATCCTTTACGATTTAAAATTGTTTTGTAAGCATCTTTTCTAACTTTTGTAGCAGACATAGCAGAACCGGTATCTGTAACTTCAGGTTCTATAGCTTCTACAGATGCTGTTACTGTAGCATTAGGTGCTAATCTAGATGCAGTGTTTTCGGCTGATTTTAAAGCAAATGATAGTTTAGTAGCATCATCATCTTTTCCTCCAGCAATGTGTTTAATTTCTATATCTTCTAAATCAGAACTATCCCCTAATTGAGTTGATACATAATTCGATACATCTTTTGCTGGATTTGTCATTTCTTGAATAATATAATCAGTTCCTTCAACTCCTGGTAATTTACTTTCAATAAGTTGTTTTTTTGTTTCAAATGATATAGGATTATCCATAGTTCTTTTATCTCCATTTTTTTGTGTTGGACCACTTCCCAATAAAATTAATGGAACAGAATTAGCTTTATTTGCCAAGTCAACCAATTCTCGTAAAGCCGCAATATGGCCATTATGTGGTGGATTTAAACGGCCTATAAAATAAAATAATTTTTTTGATTGTCCATTTGCTTCAGTTACACTAATTTCTTCTACATCGTATTCTTCCTCTTGGCTATTATTAATTTCATTAGCTCTTCCATTAATAAATTCTTCAGGTTGAGACGACATCTATATATTAAAACAACATAAATATTTGTTAGTATAATATATTATATTTGTATGTCAACTGAAAAAGAAATATTACTTACAATTGAATCATTAATTGAGGGGCTTTTAAATAATATTTATAGCGCTAAATCAAATATAACTTACGTAAAAAGAGCTATTAATGTGTTAGATAATAACTACTTTATAGAAGATAAAGATGAGGTCTATTCACAATTAGAAAATATATTTGATAGTATTGCGGTTTCCGACTTAACCAGTGCATTGACTGATTATAAAAATATTGTTGAACATAAGCTAAACAATATTTGCAAACACGAATGGATTGATGACCATATAGATATTGGTCCGGAGAGTTCTCAGTCTATTACGTATTGCAGATTATGTGAAATATCTAAGAAATATTAGTTATATGTGTAAAATTTTAATACTCAGAATATGGCACGTTATTTCCACCACGCTCTCGTAAGTAATTGTATTGGTCTACTGTTATGCACGCGCATCCAGTGCTAGATGACATATAACTGGGGCAACATTCTGGTTTAAAAGGAGTTGTTTCCCAAAAAAACAGTTGTCCTTCCGGTAAAGGAACTGGTTGTTTTGGTCTATCCCAAATCGCTTTAACTCCGGCATCTGGTTTTGTTCCCGGGCTGTAAGTTAAAGTAGGTCTAGCCCAAGTAGAAGGATTCATAATATAGTCAGGGGTTTTGGCACCAGCAAATTGAGGAGTAGACGCTATATTATTAGAACTAACAAATCCTTCAACGGTAGAAGTGGTAGTAGTAGTTCCATTAGTTCCATTAGTTCCGTCACTAGTAGTTGTGTCATCAGTAGTAGGATTATTAGAATTATAAACGCCAACAGCAGCAGCTTTTCTGCCAGGAGTGCCAGTAAGACCCTCTTTCATCATTGCCATTCCTTCCATCATACTAACCCTGCTACAGCTACATAATAAATGACCAAATAAAATCCAAAACATAACAACAATAAGGATTAAAATTTCCAATCTAAATTTATATGAACCAATAGAGATTTCCATATTATACATATTCTTTAGATAATATTTTTATTTAATTCCAGGATAGCGTCGATATTGTAGTTATAATCAAAATGAAGAACAGACCCAATTTCAAATTCTCCATTAGAAACTAACAAGTTGTATATTTTTTCATTTCCTAAATTATTGTTATTTAATTCTACAATTCCGTATACAATTCCTCCGGTCGACAAAATGTCTCCTATATTAATATCTTTAATAGACTTTTCTTCTTTCAATAACTTTATTTTAGTGTCTGGTTGATATCCTTGGTCCACCATTTTTGATATATTTTCTGTTGCATTAATAGAATTATAATTTAATAAAAATTCTAAAGAGCTGTCATAAACTTCGTCCCAGTCTGTGAGTATTATATTATTCAAATGTATAGTCTTTGTGCTCGTATTTAAACAATACAAATATGGTTCATTATATTTCTCTATTTTTCGTGCGTCTGGATGGTTTTTAACGTGTATCCATTTATCTTTATATTTTATAACGTGACTTTCGCTAATAATAATATCGTTTAAGTTATACATATCAAGGTCTTCTGATGTTATTTTTATTTTAGCTGTAACAACGTTTCCGTCAACCAGAACATCTAATGGTTTCAAATCCTCAATACATTTGTAAGTTCCGTCAAACATTTCAAACTTAGTTTTCTTATCAAAACATCTGAGTTTAGGTATAGCAGAGGATTTAATCTGAAGAACTTCAGACATAAAATAAATAATAATAGATAATGGAATAGCTATTGCTAAAAATACAGCTGTCATAGAAGCTGCCGCTGGCCACGTAAACGGTAAAACCCATAAACCAACAACTATAATAACAAGAGCAACTAAAACTTTAATAATTAATTCTAAAATAGCACCCATCAACGCTTGTAATGTATAATATGTTCCCAACATTGTGTATAATCCTCCTGTCATAACCCCTTGTATTTTTTGGAATGCATCCATCAAAGCTATGAACATTTTCTGAATTGGTATCATTACATTTAAAATTCTGCTTAAAACGTCTTGAGCAAACTCTTTTATCCCGTTCCTAAGTTTATTGAGAACCTCTCTTGTTTGTTGAATAGAATTGGACATAGAAGAGAATACGGTAGTTAATGATTTAATAATAAATTGGAATGGTTCTAATGCATATCCACTTATGTTAGTTAAAATATTTTGAACACAATATTGAAAATTATCGCTAGTATATTGAAATGCAGTAGTTCCATCTGGATGAGTTATAAGACCTGCAAAAGGTATATTTTGTGGTTTGCATCTTTGATTTACCCAATCGTCAGCAATTGATTGTTTTGTTTGCATAACTTTACAATAAGAAAAAACCAAAAACACAAATAATGTAATAAAAATAAATCCTATAACAGAATTACCATATAAATCAAAATATGATAAGGTGTCGTATGTATTATTTATAAATTGAGATGTTGTTTTCATATTTAATTGAATATTTTTATTATTATCCATATACTATCAATGGATAATAATAAACAATTATTTCTTAATTTACATATAGTTATTTGAATAGTTATTTGAATAGTTATTTGAATATTTATTTGACTTCGATAAAGGGTGGCATTGCTAGTTCATCGTCTTCCCAATCCCAGAATAATTCATTATCAATTGGTATACGTCTATTAGTTGTGATTAAACACGAGAAATAATCAATGATGAAGTCTTTTTGTATTGTGGCATTTTTGTAGTCTTTGACCTGTATCCATTTGTTAGTTTCTTTATCAAATATAAAGTGTTCTCCAGTTACAAATATATCTTGAGTTTCACTTTTTCCGTTTTTGCTTTTGCCGTTTTCACTTTTGCCGTTTTCACTTTTTCCTTTAATTCTATATAAAGGTTCTTTCTTAGTATTGTCGACTTTTAAAACAGCAAATACTTTTCCACCGTCAGACAATTCTGACCCTAAAGGTATATTTTGCATTGTATATTGGTTTCCATTAGCTAGAGTTATTTTAGTGTTTGGATGAAAGCATGAACCAATAGCTTTTACTAGTTGCCCAGGTGGGCCAGACCATGCACTATTCATTGTTTTAATTGAACCGTCTAAAACATACATAATAGTAACAACAATACCGATCATTTTACCGACCATATCTTTAATGCTAATTATGATCTTTTGAAATTCAACAATCATATTCAAAAACACGCCAAAAACATTTTGCACAATGTCAGAAACAAAACTTCTAATAGAGCTAAACATACCACGTATCTTATTGATTGATTCTGAAAATCCACCACCAACAGATGTTAAAGATGTTACCATATAATTTAATGGTTGAAGTAGGTAACCCATCATATTCATTTGAGTGTTTTGGACACAATAGGTGAAATCTTCGGAAATATTTTCAGAAAAAACCCAATAAGGTGGATTACATCTATATTTTGGCCAATTTTCTTTTATTTCTAGTGCTGATTTAAAATACATCATAACTGCTATTTGGGCTACAAAACCTAAATTAACATATATTAGATTTAAATAATTATTCATTGTTGGCATAGTCTATAATATTATTATATATATTTATTTTCTTAGTTTAAGCGTTACATAATTAATGGTTACGTCTTTTTGTTTTTCTGTTTTTTCTGCTTTTGCTTTTCCTGCATTTTCTCCCTCTACTTCTGCATTTTCTTGATT